CCTCCCCTATAAAGGATTACGAAGACCTTAATAAACAATACAAGGAATGGAATCCCGTTCCATATCCAAAACCATACGATATCTGGTGTGAAAAAAAACCACACGAATTCTGGGCTAAAAATACCACACATTCTCCATACGACCTGAACCCTTAAAATCATGAAAAAGAAATTCACATTAGCTACGAGTTCCCAATGTGGGCCGTGTTACACCCTCAAAGCCCGAATCGAAAAGGAGAAGCTGGAGGTGGAGATCAAGGACTACACAAATCCCGAAAACATCGAATGGTTCAAGAAACATGGTATCCGTGCCGTCCCCCGTCTGGTGATTGAGGATGGGGATAACGTGGAGATCATTCAGGGTATGGACGATATCATAGAAGCATTGAAAAAATGATAGCAGTATTAAAAAAGGCGACTTGGGGTGATTCTTTTCGTGAAAGGGGAAAGAGTTATGAATTTAATTTTTATGGAAAAAATGAGGAGGGAACTCTGAATATCGATTCCAATAGATTCTTGCACGATCCAAACGAATCGGCAGATAATTACGATTTCGAGATTGAGATAAAAATCAAGGCTATTAGAAAACAGTCTAAGGAAACAACCTTACAATGAAACAACAACCATCTCAAATAGAAGCCCAATGGGAAGTCGCTCTTCATTGCAAATGTCCCAAGTGTGAAAAATTTGTCAATCTATTGGAAGCGACTGATTTTTGGGATGGTCGGGGGTGGCTGGACATTCCTGAACATGGCACGGAACGAAGCAATAATTTGGAAGTCAATTGTCCTGAATGTGACCACGCTTTTGAAGTGTGTTGCGTGTGGTAAGCTTTTAAAAACTAGAATATAATATGGATATGACAAACGAAGAATTGAGAGAGACTGCGATGAAAGCACTTTGGAATGCTCAACAAAACGGAGACACTGAAGCTGCCCATGGTTACGCTGATAGCGCATTATGTGATCTATTGGTTGGGTTGGGCTATGCCGATGTTGTGACAGAATTTGACAAAGTTGAAAAATGGTATGCCTGAATAATTTTCCAATGATCGCTTCGGCAGCATCACAACATTGCCAGAACCTCCCTCTACCATTAATTTGGTAAGGAGACTGGCGGGATCGAGAAATGGAGCCTTCGGGTGTTCGGAAAAAGTCAGCAATGACAGGCATAAATTCCATAATCCTCAAACTCGGATGCTGAAAAGTTGGCGCGACAACGTGCCGAAGTGATCACCTTTTAAAAACATGATTAAGATTAAGAAACAACGCAAGGACTATAAGGAAATTCTCCTGATGGGTGACAGCCATTTCGGGCATGGAAAAGATTTCCTATATGTCCCAAGGGGATTTTCAAATCCAGAGGATCATAATAATTGGATACAGGAACAGATTGATGGCATCCATCCCGATAGCTTGCTCGTTCATTTTGGAGATGTCGGTCTGTCATGTGGTCCTGAAAGGATTCAGGAATTCATGATGACATTCCCATGTGAAACCCTCATGATTTTTGGGAATCATAATAGTGGTGTGCAACAACTCTATCAAAAACAATTACCAAAGGGATTTGAGAATTGCCAATTGTATCCCATGAAGATCACTCCCAACATCACTCTGATGGGATACGAATTTCTTCTGGATATTGATCGGGAACGATTCTATTGCCGACACATGGCTCCCTTGATCTGGCCGGATCAAAACAAGGGTAGAGATGCCCTTATTGGACATTCCCATGGCAATCTCCAGCAAGCCAATCCTGATGGGAATGGTTTTGGCAAGATGCTTGATGTGGGGGTGGAGAATGCCAAGAGATACAACGGAACCGCTTTCTTCAAGCTGGAGGAAGTCGTGGAAATCATGGCTAAGAAGGAAACATCAAAATTTGATCATCACTGATATGCAAGAATTAATTGAAAAGGTTGAAAAAACTAAAAAATGGATGAACACTGCATTCCACAAGTTGAATACTTTCGATACCGAACTTGACATTGAGGAATGTGGTGCTAATCTTGAGAAGCTTGAGAAACGGATAGCCAATCTCCGAAAGGAATGGGAAATTGAATATTCGTATCTCCAAAACGAAAAACAATAAAAACATATGAAGAAAACAAATGATACACGAACAATGCGTAGAGATAGAAAATGGCTTAGAAGTCCAGACCAAAGGAAACGTACCAAACTTTTTACGGTAAACATGATCCAGCGTAAGGACGGTTCCTTTCATATTTTGGGAGGTGGAGCCACGGCTGTAATTAAAACCAATTCCCGACATGCCATGGAAGTGCCTATCAATGTCCGTGATATGGCAACGGAGATGCGGATGAACGGTGTGACATCGTTCTAAGACATGATACCCCATCCCGTTTGTTTGTCGGGATGGGGTATTCTCTTTAAAAACTAGAATACAATGAGCGTGGACATGGAAGCAAATCCTAGAGAATACTTCTACGAGAAGTGGATTGATGAACACTTGAGAGTCCTTGAACTTGAGAATTTTGTGGGTCTTGTTGCTACTGGAAAGCGATCCGATGGGACGTATAATTATTGTAGGGAAGCATTGGAAGAAAAAGCAAAGGAACTATTGAAATGAAATACAAAATCAACATATCCGATGGATGCACGGCAGGGGGACATCTGGAAGTCAATGGTGTTGCTTACTCATGCGAAGACAAGCGATACGAGCTAACCAAAGAACAGCGTGAAAAGTTCCACGATGATCTGTTTGTGGAAATCAAGCGCATGTTTGATGATGGGGAAATCGGGGTGAATGATTTGGTGCAATTGCTTCCCGTTGAGGATACCCACTATTCAGAGACTTGCGATCAATGTGGGGATACTCAGGTGACAACTTATTACGAATTTGAAGTATGAAAACGCCCCCAAAACAATTACTCAAAAACATCTATTACATGGCTTTGTATCATCGTGACAAAGCTAATTTGAGAATGAATGATCTTTTGAGAGAAGACGAACTTAGAAAGAAAGACGAGGGGCTGTATAACGCTTATGCCTATGTTGTTCAGATGATCGAATATCACGATTCAATCGGATTGGTTGATTATAAAAAAGTCCATAATATGAAGGCAAAATTTCCAGAAACCCCAACACCGATCACAGCACCGCTTCTATGAAAAGAGAATATCACAATGCCATTTTTGACGAAAGATTTGAGTTGCTGCCAGAACATCATCAAGAAATGATACGAATGTTTTTCGGCTCAGGATGTTATAGCGTGGCGGAAGCTGTGATTCTTTGGATGAACAGTATGGATTGTTCTGCAAGTGCAAGAGAAATGATTCTTGACTATAAGAACGAATATGATAAATTGATGGACAAATATGAAATTTAGAATAGTTGAAAAAAGAAATGGGTTTGCTACATGGTATCATATAGAATACCTAACCAAATTTTTATGGTGGGAATATTGGGAGAATGCTACCAATGGAGTACACAGATTTTGTGGTTATCTTAATTCAGGATATGATTCTTTGGAAGCCGCTGAAAGAGGTGTTGAAATAATCAATAAATTTTCCATTCCAACTGGAGAAACGACTATTAAAGAATTTGAAATATGAAATATAGAATACAAGAAACAATTAATGGCAATGGTGTCAGCACCTTTACAGTTCAAGAAAAAATTCTTTGGTGGTGGACGAACAGTATGCAATGGCGCAGCAAACATGAAGCCGAAAACTATATCAGATTTCTACAAACAAAAGAAGTAAAATATCATACTGTAGAACAATAAAATGAAACAATACACAATAGGCATGACTTGTAGCGGCGGAAGTGCCATCGCAGGAAACTACATCACTGACACAAAGCGCAAGGCTCTAGCTATGGCAAAGAAAGAGAATGGGGATGAATGGACTTATTATGTCCACACTGAACAGAAAATCGGTCTGAAGGGTAGATACTATTTCATCGCCCGATATTGGAACGATGTGGACAATCAGTTGGAATTCGATGAACCTTATGTTCGCATTAAAAGCATGAGGTATGGAGATGAAAAGGATGCCGAGAAGTATTTGAAAAGTGTTTTGGAAAATTCGGATGATAAGGATTGGCAAATCTTTTGGATCAATACGGATAGGGATGATCGTAAAACACCTGAGAGTATTCGGGCTGATATTGAACTCAAACGTAAGGAAATGGAACTCTTGAAAGAGGGTGATTATGCTGCGTGGTTGGATTTGAAAAACGACTGTTAAAAACTAGAATACGATCAGCGCATGAATCAATTCTCCATCGATTATTGTCCCGCTCAATCTGCCAAATGGTTGGTGGATCGGCACATGAAGATGCTTCTTGAAAGCTGCCAAATGTTCTGCACAAATTTTCATTTACAAGGAATTGATGCTCCATACCAACAAACACATCCCAAACACCCAACGACGATTTGGCTACGCACATCATATGACAATTTCCTATGGGGACTTGAACACGCATATGCCATCGCATCCGAATATACAGCACGTTATCACAAACGTCATAAGTCAGAGGATGTATTGGATTGGGTAGAATCAAATAGCTGGAGACTTGGTTTTGATTCGGAAGCTCAGACACCATTCGCCCTTGCTATCGCGGAGGATGCCATTTGTAGGACACTTCCAGAGTGGAACGATGTTGATGAGGTGGGGAAGTATAGACTCTTCTACAAGCATGATAAGGCACACTTACATGCTTGGAAACGCAATAAACCGGAATGGATCGAATGAAATCACTGATCATAGGTAGTCACGCTATCCGCCATTGGTTTCCCGATTTTTCAAGGGAACCAAAGGACATGGATTACATGTCTGAACAAGGTAATAGCACGAAAGAAGTGGAATATCTCTGGATACCAGAATATCAATATTTTTTAGATAATAATCAAGATGATCGGTTTCTTGACAAGGATCATCTATATACGCTAAAATTATCCCATTTGGGATGGGACATATTCTGGGAAAAACACGTATCCGATGTATGCTTTCTCAAATCAAAAGGATGTGTGGTCAATGAAAAGTTATATAAGAAGTTGGTGAAGGCATGGATATTGAAACATGGCAAACAATGGGCTTCCCTGAAAGGTAAGGATTCCCAAACATTCTTTGAAGATGCAGTGAAGAGAAAGTATAATCACGATTCGATTCACGAATGCGTAGCCATCTACGACAAACCCTTATACGAATCCTTGGTATATGAGGGGGTATCATGCTCCAAAAAAGGATTTGACAAACTCTCCCATGATGATAAATTAAATCTTGTGAAAGAGGAAGTGTGGGTGACTGCTCTGGAAAGGTATCTAATCCCCCATGATTTCAAATTCTCGAAAATTGAAGCGTATCAAAAATCTTTGAAGAAATTGGCCACAACCATGAGTAGTGGTTGGTTCAAGTTCTTCATCCTGACAAACATTGATGTCCTGAGAAACGATAGAGATTTCTCTTACATTGATAAATTTAAACAAGCAGAACAACAAAACAAATTAAGACTAATATGAAAACAAGCAAAGAAATAGAAGCGGAAATTGCTCGTATGCAGCAAGAATTGGAAAAAGCGAAGGAATTGGAAAGCGAAAAGCTACCCGATATTCTGGAGAATTTCAATCCCAAGAATATCAGAAACGTTCTCAGGTTCTTGGAACCAAAGGATAGTGCTGACAAATATCTCAAAAATCCAACAGCATATCAATCGAAATGGGGTATTGATGAATATTCCTTTTATGATAGTATGGAAAAAATTCAATTTGGCGATTGGGTGGTGCAAGTAGTGAATCAACAAGGGGGTGGGGAAGGTGAAGGAGAACATTGGCACTGCGTCTTCAAAGTTGAGAAGAATGGGACATTAATGGGACATTACTACATTCCCGGTTATTATCAGTCCTATAACGGCACGGAGATTGAATGGGATAGCATCTACGAAGTTGAGCCATATGAGAAGATGGTGATCGACTGGAAAACCAAAGGATAAAAACTAGCGTATGGTTGTTCCATGTTGAAAGCGAAAGGAACCATCAGGGTTGACTCATCCAAGTCCCGCATTGTTGTGGAGACGGGATCGGATATTCTTGATTATTATCATTTTTTTATCCAGCGCGAATATTGGATCAATCTACAGAAGCCCTTGCATGATGCCCATATAACAGTTGCAAACGAAAAATTCCACAAAGATGTGGATTGGAAGAAAGCTGAATACTATGATGGGGAGGAAATTGAATTTGAATATGATCCATACCTTGTTCGCGGGGGATACACCAAGGGATTCATCATGTTTTATCTGAAAGTCTATTCTGAAGAACTTGACAAAATGAAAAAGGAGCTTAACATTGTGGATAGCGAAGGCTATCGCGGACTTCACCTTACAGTGGCGAACGGAAAAAATGGTAATGTTCAACCATATTGGCCGGAAATGATCACCGTTAAAAACTAGAATACAATAGAAAAATATGAATACAGCACAAACACTAATTAGATACATTAGAAACAAGAAGGGACAACCCCGTGGGGTGGTCGTAGCTCTGCGGGATAAGAACGAGGTTTGCTATGGCTATTCCATCTGCAATCCGATTGATCGTTGGGATAGGCATGAAGGATTGAACCGAGCCATTTCCCGTGCAAAGGAAAGGGAATATGATCTTCCCACCGCTCCAAACACAATCAAACAAATTGTGGAAGGATATGAAAATCTCTCCAAACGTGCCGTGAAATATTTCAAGGATTTGCCAAGGGAGATGGTGGAATTTGATAGCATTGAAATCATTCAATAATGGTTGAAGAAAAAACATTACCTCTCCACGAACTCAAATACTACCATGGTGAAAGCCTTGGTTTTGTATTTTCAGGCGTATTACCATCTTCCAATGATGCCATCCAGCGATTGGCGAACAATCTGGTGGGGTGGGGGGTATCCAAAAAGCTACCGGAGTTCTATGTTCGGGTGACTCCAAATGAAGTGGCATTCATTTACGCTCCCGATTCAGAATTTAAGCAAGCGGCATTCTATCAAGCATGTAGGCAGTTCAACGTGATGGGAATATTTACCATTGACACATTGGCATCATGGCTTAAATTACATTAATATGAAAAAGAAATACTTAGTGGAAGCTTTGGCAGCTTTTGAGGATGATGATCACATCATGATTGGGGATGATGCTTTATCATGGGTTCCAAAAATTACTAAAATATGCGGTGGTAGAATTCCATATATGGTATATTATTGTATTCGTAATAAGGGGCATACTGGTAGATGTTATTGCACCTGTAAGGATGTGGACTTCGATGCTGAAATATTTGATTGATGGATTACCAATTGATTATGCTGCCATTGGAAGCTGGGGGAACATGTATCCTTGATTATGATCCTGAAATCCATGAGAATATGGAAAAATCCATCATGCTATGTGGTAGGGAGGATTTGGTGTTGTGTTCCGTTCCCGTGGAATATCAGGGTAAATGTTCCTTACACTTGATAAGTGATAATGAGAATTTAGATGACTTTTGGGAAGCGTGTGTTAAGGTAAGCGACGATGAATAACGAAATAATATTACCGATTGAATTGTTTGATGGTCGCCTATCTCTCCTTGAGATAGGGACAGTGGGCGTTATCATGTCTTATCCCCACCAAGCCAAGGATGTGCTTGACAAATGGGATGGAACTGTTATCTTCAACCAGACGATCAACGAGATGATGGATCGGGGAATGATTACCGTGGAAGGTGATGAACTGGTATTGAAAATCGATGATGAACAACCAAAGTATAATAATATGAAAATTGAAACGGCATTAAACGAATTGTATAACAATGGAATTTGCAATGAGGACAACGTGGAAGCGATCCGTGATGTCATGGAAGAGCTTTCCAACGAATTCTATCATTTGGGTTATGAGGATGGTAGGATTGATTTTAACGCGGATGGTGATACATTCACTGCATATGGTAAGAAAGAGGACTTCTCTTAAAAACTAGACTACACTGATACCATGGAAAGATTAATTGTTGCTGCTGCCATGCTAATGGATGATGGGGATGTTGTGGTCGGTATCCGACACTTTTCCCCTGAAATGCGTAAGATTATGTTTAAAGCTTATGGGGAAAAATATCATTTGAAAGTCAAGGAACAAGGATTTGTGGATCAAATGGGGGTATTTTTAAGTCGTGAGGATGCTTGGAAAATAGCTGAAAAAGAAGGTCAGATCAGACGAAAAGTATCTTCTGATGGAACGCTCTACAGTGAGAACCTTTATTAAAAACTAGATCACACTCAGGACATGAAGTAAGCAAGCTAAAGATCTCTAAGTAACGAACACGAAACGAACACTAAAACACATTATGACTCCAGTATACATTATCATCAACGAATACGGAAACAAGCATTACTACAAGGACAAAGCAATGACGATACGCCATCGTGAAGACGGTCCTGCGGTTGAACTTGCCGATGGGAGTAAAGCTTGGTACTCTAATGGAAAACGCCATCGTGAAGATGGTCCTGCGGTTGAATACCCCGATGGACATAAAGTTTGGTATCTCGACGGAGTGAAACACGGTGAACAAGAATTCCTTCTTAAAACCGCTAAAGAAATCGTCTTGACGATGGACGAGATTGCATCTAAGTTTGGCATTGAAGTAAGCAAGCTAAAGATCTCTAAGTAACGAACACGAAACGAACATTATGACTCCAGTATACATTATCATCAACGAATACGGAAACAAGCATTACTACAAGGACAAAGCAATGACGATACGCCATCGTGAAGACGGTCCTGCGGTTGAACTTGCCGATGGGAGTAAAGCTTGGTACTCTAATGGAAAACGCCATCGTGAAGATGGTCCTGCGGTTGAATACCCCGATGGACATAAAGTTTGGTACTCTAATGGAAAACGCCATCGTGAAGACGGTCCTGCGGTTGAATATGCCGGTGGAGATAAATCTTGGTACGTCGATGGAAAACGCCATCGTGAAGACGGTCCTGCTATTGAATTTGCCGATGGACATAAAGAATGGTACGTCAATGGAGTGGAACACGATGAACAAGAATTCCTCAAGCGAACTGCTCCAGAAATCGTCTTGACGATGGACGAGATTGCATCTAAGTTTGGGATTGATGTTAGCAAGTTGAAGATCTCTAAGTAAGGAACACGAAACGAACACGAAACGAACATTATGACTCCAGTATACATTAACATCGGCAAATATGGCGACAAGCATTACTACAAGGACAAAGCAATGACGATACGCCATCGTGAGGATGCTTGGAAAATAGCTGAAAAAGAAGGTCAGATCAGACGAAAAGTATCTTCTGATGGAACGCTCTACAGTGAGAACCTTTATTAAAAACTAGATCACACTCAGGACATGAAGCAAGAACTTTATATCGAACTTGATGGTAACACATCCAAAGAACTTTGGGATAATCTAATGGATTTGATGTGTGAAGCATGTAAATGTAAAAACGATGAGGGGGTGGACGAATGGCCACTGTTGATGTCAAAGAGTTATAAGGGACTGATCAAAGTGGTTGATCTTGGCAAGGGGAATACCAGCGGAAACCAATATCATAAAGATGTAGAGATCAAAAAATTGAAAGCCGAAATTACCAATTTGGAGAATAGAAAATCGGGACACAATATTTTGAATTATGTGTGATTGTTATAAAATTGGTGGACCTTGGATTGCAGAAGACCCGAATTGTCCAGTTCATGGAACTGAGGCTAGGATTAAAACAAACAAGATTGAAGCTCTTAAAACAAGAGCCGATCAAGCTACAAATCTTGAAGAAGTGACGGCAATATTAAAAGACTTTATTGATCTACAATCGGAATGATTTCTCTTAAAAACTAGACTACACCGATACCATGAAAGCAAGTTATCGCAAAACAAAGACTGGATTTTACCCTGTAATTATCTTCAATAACAAATCGCGCATGACGCATCGTGTCCAATGTTTCACAAAAGATTCGGCAATTAGGCTTGCGGAAAGTGTTATCAACGACATTATCAATGTCGGGATTATCTCAGAATATCAAGAAAAATGAATATTCAAGCATACGTTAATATTGAGCCTATAACAATCAAGAGAGAATTGACCAGAGGTGAGTGTCTGGAATTCATCACGGAAATTGATGCTGCATACAAGGATGTGGGTTTCACGTTGGAATTGATCAAAATCCTGATGAAGTCTGTTAAGGGTGATCTGGAGGATTTTGAATGGAATGAATTATTGGAATCATTCACGAAATTATGATCAAGATACCTGAAGAAATTATAAACAGATTCAATTTACCAAATACGGCATTTTTATCTGGAAGTAGAGCCATGGGATTCCCAAGAGAAGGGAGTGATTGGGATGTTTGTATTCCCAACCATTTAATAGCGGATATTAAAGACAAATGTGATAATATCAAGGAAAGTGAATACTTTGAGGGTTTTATAACACAATTTGGAGAATATAAAGTGAATTTTATCCCTCTCCATCCCTTAGATATGGTTTGTTGGATTTTAGCAACCAAAACAATTGCTGATTTGAACAACACTTTTGAACATACCAGAGTGAAAGAACCTGCAATGCGTCATGGAATATTTGAAACATTCAGGGGAGTATTTAAAACGACCATTGTTTACGAGGGAGCAGAGGCACTTCATCCGATAATTGAAAAGCTGCTTGCCGATTCTTAAAAACTAGAACACAATACCCCCATGCAGATTAACACGCTAGAAACCAAATTCGCCAAATGCTCCTCAATCGAGATTCCCGATTCCTACTTCAATAGGATGACTACGGGATGTTCCGAAATTGACATGATGTTTGGCACTGAACATCTTTCCGGCTTTATGTCTGGTAGTGCAATCTCCATCTGTGGCGTTGGAGGTTCTGGAAAATCTACCGCACTGTGTCAAATAGCTCAAATGCTTACCACCCAAGGTAAACGTGCTGCCATTGCTTCTGGCGAGGAATCCCATCTTCAAATCGCCTATGCTTGCAAGCGTTTGGGTGTTACGGATGTTGATGTTGCCCATATCAGCAACGTGGAGGATATTGCGGAAGCCATGTCTGATTACGATTTCATGGTGGTGGATAGCTTTCAAGCCCTTCGTTCTTCCAATTCTAAAATGAAGAAGAGGGAATTCTACCAATACGCACAAGATTTGCTTCTATCAACTGCCAAGGAAACCGGATGCGTTCTGGTGTTCGTTCTCCATATCACAACCCAAGGTCTTCCCAAGGGAGGAACCGATATCATCCATGCCGTGGATGTGAACATGAAAGTCACGGTGGATAAGGAGGATGATTCCATGCGTCTCTTCCATGTATATAAGAATCGCTTCGGGGAAACCAAGATTCACATGGCAATGATGACTTCCAAGGGATTTGACTTCAAGGGTGCTTATGTTGCTCCTGTGGAAGCTGAAAAGCCTAAGAAGAATAAGACTCCCACTGCGGAGATTCGCAAGGAAGAAATTCTCAATATGGATGAACCTCCTCACTTGACTCTGGATCGGGTGTGTGATAAGCTTGAGGTGTCCGGTCAAACCGCTGGCATTCTCCTTCGGGAGCTTGTTGGAGAGGGTAAGATGCAGAAATTTGGCAGGGGTGTGAACGCTGTCTGGAAAATCGCACAAGAATGTCAGAAATTACACAAACATTTAACGAAATAATATTATGGAAGAACACGATTATTACAGAGTTCAGGTGACTAAAAAAATAAAAAACCCATCATTCAGTATGATATTGAACATTCTTTTATTAGAAGATGGGAATCTACCAAGGATGCTTGCGTCGATCTGAATTTAAATAGTTCTAGTATGTCAAATCATCTAAGTGGCAAAACCCGTCATTGTGGTGGTTATTTGTGGGAATTTGAAAATAAAAAATAATAAAATGCGAGTTGTAATAAATAAATGTTTTGGGGGGTTTAGCCTTTCCAAAAAAGCGGTGCGAAGAATGGCGGAACTTCAAGGGAAGGAATGTTATTTTTTCAAAAATGATTTTAAAACCAATCAATACATCCCCATTGAGGATGATGCTGAAGAATGGTGTTGGTTTGCATTCCATGTTCCCAATCCGAATGATTACCAATCTGAAAAAGAGTGGCGTGAAATGACGATTGAAGAGAGGCAAGCAGATAACAAGAAATGGGATGCCATCTCCATTGATAAAAGACTAAGCGATAGGAGTGATCCTGCTATGATTCAAGCTGTGGAAGAGTTGGGGGAAGCTGCCAACGGTGATTGTGCGGAACTGAAGATCGTGGAAATTCCTGATGGTGTGAAATACACTATTGCGGAATACGATGGTATGGAGCATATCGCAGAAGTCCATAACACTTGGGGATAAGAATATGAAATTTTTTAACATTTTCAGAAAAGAAACTTGGTCGGTGATCAAGGAAGAACTCGCCGTTGTAACTGTTGGATACTACGATTCTGGTTGGCCAATGGGACAAATTGAGGCAACCTTAATATTTGAAGAGAGTAACAAAGGAAACAAACGATGCTGGATGAAAGAACATTGATGGGAACACTGTGGAGGAATTCAATGATCTGCCGAATCCCAAGAATTGTCAGATCATCACAAGAAGAATCAACGAATAAAAACTAGAATACACTGATCCCATGCCCGACATTGAAATTAACGGAACAAAATTGTGCGTATCTTTGGAAACCATCATCAATGGAATGTCCAAGGAACAGAAGAGAGAAGTCCTATCATGGCTTGCCACCGATGGGGAAGTCATGGAATCCGTGGTGGATCATATTCTGGGAAGGGATGAGCAAGGATGGTCAACGGGTGATCCAAACCGTTGCCAACAAATCCTTGGGGAAGTGGAGGATTTCCATCTTGCTGATGTCAGATATAACTGGAAACCTTGGGATGAAATCAAGCAGAAATTGAAGAACATTCGTGCTGATGAGCGTCTGTATTGGGTTCTCTATCATCAAATTGACGCACAAACGAGTAGTATGGTGTTCAATGAATTACGGAGACTTGGGGTGGAATCCAATTACACAACCAAAGAGGCTGATGAGGATATTGCCACGATCCATGAGGTTATCAAGGATACGTTCAAACAGATGGCTAAAGATAAGGTTAAAAACTAGAATACAATAGCAACATGTTTAAGCTACCACAAATAATCATTGGCTGTATCCTATTCTTTATCGGCATGTCCATCCCTCTGGGATTCTTCAGCCTGTTTGGTATGTTATTGGCACTTGTTGGCACGTTCTTTATCTCCCGTCCTTTCGCATTGGATAGCGGATTTGGGAATACTCCCATGTTCTTCCTGTTGGGCATGTTCGTGTTTATCCCCTCGTTCTTTTTAACACGAAAGACTTTCATTGAATTTGGTATGGATGACTTAACAATCGGGGCAATCCGTCTCACACTTTGTATGGTGGGGGGTGTGCTTGCCTTTCTCTCAATCTCAAAATCATAATATGACATTGGAACAATTCCAACAAACCAAGCAGAAAGAACTTGCAAATCTCATTCCATGTCGTAAGATCGCTTACGAAGAGGGAACGGATCACAAGGTTGTTCTAAGCAATGACAAGTTCTGGGACTTATTCGCATTCTTCAAGAATCAATGGCACTACATTACAACAATTAAGATATAACATGACAAAGTATCAAAAATTATGGTTTGAAGAAGGTTATTATGATAACCAACAAGGGGAACATCCCGAAGCATTTTGTCAGGAAAAGTGGATGAAGTCCATATATGACTGTGGTTGGGGTGGTGAACAATTTACAATGATTGTGGAACACTTTCCATTCTACAAACAAGGAGCAACAAAAGCATATAACGAAAAAAACAAATAACATGGCTAATAAAAAAACAAGGGCAAGTCGGGCAAGAGGATGGTGCAGCACACTGGATGAGCAAACCAATGGCAACAAAATCTTCAAGGGAGACGTTTGCGATACTGCATGGAACGCGAAAGCATCCAACAAGCGAGCGCGAAAGGTCTATGGTAGGATATCACAACAAGGCAAGGACTGATGGGTAGCATGTTTGACAACCGCAAGATTCTCCATGGCCTTCCAAAGGATGGTCAGAAGATCGAAGCCATTACTAACAAAACCAATTCGTGGTTTCTATCAGTGGTGGAAGATACTAAAAAGCTGAAGATTGGAAAGGAATATACTGTTCTCAAGACGGAACTCAATTCATCCAGTTCTTATGTGTGGCTTGAGGAATTTGGAAAAGATGTATTCTTTAATATACATAGCTTTGAATGGGAACTCCCGAATCTTGATCCAAATGATCTGATTGGGTTTTTCGTTTCCGATATGAATACCATTCATCACAAATATGGGTGGGGTGTTCAAGTGGGGGAGAATATCAGACATGAGGGAAATCCCATGATCGTGGTGAAGTGTGAGAATAAGGAACATGTCGATTACATCACAAGCGTAGAATTTAAAAACTAGAATACAATAAAGACATGAAATACACAGTAATTTGGGAAGACCGCTGGCAATCAGGATCACATCATCATTGTATCACAAAGAAGACTTGGGTGGAAGCTAATTCCATTGAAGACCTTATGAAAGAATATGGTGATTATGCCCGATTCATTTTTGAGGGACATATCCTAACTTTGGGGGAAGAATTCAATCAGGAATTGGTTGATGTGATTGTTTAAAAACTAGAATACAATATCAATATGAATAACGAACAACAAATAAACGAAGCCCTTCAATGGCTACAATCGACGGGTCAATCTTTGGTTGACTTCACTGGCGAACAATCTCCTCTCTACTGTCAGGAAGTTCTCAATTGGACATTCTATGGTAATATGATAACGGTAATCATCGGCATCATTTGGATTATTGGTTCTCTGTTTCTAATCAAACCGTGTATTAAAGCTTGGAATTTTGAATATGGTTATTGCAACAAAGGAGCAGCAATTTCTATATCTACCTCTTTGGCGTTGGTGATTGCAGGTGCATTCATACCAATTACTATTATGAGTGTTGTTGATATGGTTAAAATTAAGGTTGCACCACGAATGGTATTGGTTGAGCATTTTCAACAAAAATTAAAGTAATGCACCCCCAATTCAATCCCCAAGCCCTGCTTAACAAACCTCTGGAAATCTCCTATTGGAAAGATTCCATTGGGGAGGACGCAAAAATCGTTGACATTGGGGAAGACCAATATAAGATCGTATTTGAGCAAGCACCGGAAGACGATGATCAGGAAGACCTTTTCATTTGGACAACCCAAGAACCGGAATCAATCGAAGGAGATAGAGCATTCTTCCGAAACATTGGAGCAACAAATTTCTATCTGAAAATCAAACAAAAACTAGAATACAATAACATTATGAAAACAACAGTAAAGGAACTGAGTGAGAAGCTGGGAGTAGATACCGTGTATGTGAACGGATTTCTTCAAACCCTAATCAAGATGGGCAAGGCAAGCGTGGTAGGCAAGGTGAAGAAACCTAGCGGAACCCGTGGCAAGCCTTCCAATATCTACGAAATCAACGAAGGTATCGTTGACTAACAATTTTCCAATGGAGCAACGGTGTGGAAAATCTTAGACACACAGCAGAGTCGCTTGAAGTATCTCTGGATTAGTTTATCAGGCAAGAAAGAAGGAAAGACGAAACCCTTCCTCCTGACGCATCGAGTAGCCAGTCGTGGTGAAAGCCAGATATGTTGAGTAGATTGTGGGCATGATCAGCCTAGAGTGGGGGTAAGACCCACTTGCTCCACCTTTTTAATAAATAAAACACTAACCACCGCGAAAATGCGTGACCTGACGGCAAATGGAAGCTCTACCAAGTGGGGGACTGGCATTCTGCATAACGCCAATGTGGAGGCACGGGCGGACAACGCCGCACCGCCGAAGCCCCCGACTCAATAACTACATGAAAACTACGAAATCAAAACACCCCGCCCGTTGCTCTCTCACGCCTTGTTCGTCGTCTTTGATTTTGAAACGTCGGATGCAACTCAAACGCATGGAAATCCAGATAGAGAAAAACGTCGCGTGGAATCTCGGCTACGATCCAAGCGATATCTGGCATCACGAACTACTCGACCGCCGCAACGAACTCTCACTGATCGTGGGTAAAACCGACCCCGAATGGTGGGCGATCTACGACCGATTCCGGGACGCCGAAAACTGCAAGCGGCTGATGACCTTTCTTCCGACGAACGACCAAGCTGACCCGCTGCATGGGCGGGGGAAGACTCAACCGGAGAAATAATATGCCGAATCACAGAAAACTCAGAGAAGAACAGGAAGGCCCATGCAGTTGGGTCCAGCGTCTGGTTCGCCGTTGGCGGTGGACACGCAGAGAGCGCGACATCATCCAGAACTGTGGATGCGTGACCTACTGCCCGAAGTGCCACGACATGCTCAACGATCAAGCCTACTGGCTGGCGAGCAATGGCGACGGACTTGGAACCTACAAGTGCCGACTCTGCGGGAATGTCAGCGAGTGGCATTTCGGCATCGCTCCCGTGGCGCTGCTGATCTACTCGGCTCACACGAAGCATACGGCGAACGATCAAGTGGAGGCACGCCGACCATGAATGCTCGAATACAGAAAGAAGCCAAACGTCTAGGTCTTGGAATCCGCCCCGGCGGGAAATACGTTCGAGGAGGGTGGACTGACGGAATGCCCGGAAAATGGGTGTTCAGCACCTACCCGCTCGATCCGTCTGGAAACGAAAAAGAGGAGGACATGGGACACTGCGACGACAACGCCGAGGACGCCATCGAGCAGCTGGGCAAGGACGCTGAGTATTTCTTCGCTAACGTCACAACGCACGCGCCGGGAGCCAATGAGAAGCCTTTGAAATGAAACTGGAGAGCTAGTCTCGGTCGTGTGCCGTGGCTTGTTCTCGCTCTTCCGAATTACCAACCAACCTACAAATCACGATATGACGATACGAATCACAAAATGGAACGGACTCTGCCTCACGGCGGAAAAGAAACACCGCTGGTGCCTGAAAATATGGTGGCTGGGCAAATGGTGGGGACGCTGCGGCTTCTCATCCAGCGGGCGGGACTTCTACCACACGGATGTTAGCTACTACCATCACGGATGGACTCGGACGCGCCGGACGTGGATCGGCCCGATCATGGTCGAAGCTGAAAAGTCCCTGACGTGGGGAATCATTTCCGGAGAACAGTAACTTATGACCCCCAATAAGTGTCCATAACCATGCCGGAATCAATTATGCGCTTTCCTTACTACATTCTTAAAAACTAGAACACAATAACACAATGAGCAAAACGCTAATTACAACACTGTCGGTTCTTGGAGGTGTCATCCTCCTTGGAGTAATCCTTTTGGTTTCCGTTCTGGGAAGCTTCAACTCTTACACAAGATTTGAGAATCTTGCAAAAGCAGCACAAACGGATAATAAGAATATCCTTGATAACACTCGAAAATCCATTCGGGAAGCTGCCAACGTATCGGACAAGGAAGTGGAAGCCCTTACCAATATCATCACGGGTTATGCCGATGCAAGAGGGGGTAATACTGCCGGGGATGGTCAACTTGTCACTGTAGGTATGGTGACGGAAGCAGTCCCAAGTATCCAAGGTATTGAAACGCTGAAGAATCTCCAGAACATCGTGGTTGCAGGACGAAAGGATTGGCAAATGGCACAAACACGATTGGTTGATATCAAACGACAAGCGGATAATATGATTGGAACCGTACCATCTGGAACCATTCTGAAATGGTTTGGTAAAAAGGAAATTGAAATTATCATCGTAACTTCCAAGGAAACCGAAGGTAATTTTGCCACTGGTGAGGATAATTCCAATTGGGTTGAGTGATGAGCGGATACTGGATATTCCTGTTGATGATAATCCCCGTGATCGCGGGGGTTGTCTCATGGCAAAAGTTCCACACAATTGAATTGTGGGAATCGGCAACAAGCGTGGGAGCGGCACTGGTTGTGATCATCTCTGTTTTTGGCATATCACAATGTAGCCTGAGTCATGATACTTATACCGAATCCGGTAGGATTATGTCGGTTGTCCACACTCCTAAATGGAAGGCTGAATGGACGGAGACGGAGACATACACCACAACCGATTCCAAGGGTAAATCCCATACACATACAAGACTGGTTACAAGAAGAAAAACACATTCCCCCACATGGGTTGCAGATACGACAATCGGTAGTATGCAAATCACGGAAGGATATTTTAATTACATTGGGAGACAACATGGAATTCGTAAAGAGTTGGGGTATCGTCCCGATTATGATTCAGGAGATAGATATGATTATCATTCCACGGTATCTGATGATCCCGAATTTTGTGATTATCCGGTCAATGGAACTGCCATGTGGTTAAATCCAATCCTAACCCAAAAGGGATTGCGTGGATATGAAAAGCTATCAGACAATGAAATCCAACAATACGGACTATTTGATTATCCGAACCATGATAAATTCAAGTCATCCCGATTGTTGGGGGGTGTTCCCCTAAGCCATTGGGATTGGGATAAGATGAATACCTATCTATATGATCAAAGGGGGGTGAATGTTCTCATGGTCAAATTGGGTAGCATTGATACTGCCAAGAAATTCCAACAACATTGGAAGAACGGTAGGAAGAATGATCTGGTTCTATGCTATGGTGATGGTTGGTCTTATGTGTTTGGATGGACTGATAAGGAACTGGTTAAGATGAATCTTCAGACGATCTTGTTGGATAATCCAATTGATATTAATATCATACCTTTGATAAAATCGGAAATTCTGAAAAATTACAAGCCTCATAATTGGGAGCAATATCAGGACGATGAATTTGTGGTAGAGACTTGGATGATCGTCACGGCATTTCTCCTGATGATCGCAACCCAAGCAGGACTCTACTACAAGTTCCATAAAAACTAGCGTATAATCGAAGTATGAAACCAACAATCAGTCTGATTAAGTCCATCATTTGGAAAATGTATTATCACCTATCTTTAGGCAAGGATTACCAATCCAGTATGAAGAGTGCATCCAACATCTTCTCCAACGTGATCGACTCCACGAACGGTAGGGTGTCGCATTTCCATAACATCAAAGGTGATCGCATTCGGGGATGGCATAAGCGAATCAAGTTCAATGTCAATGTCACACAACATCCTTTAATCTCAAAATATTATTAATATGATGACTGATATTTACAAAATCGGAGAATACACCATCTTAATTGAACGTGATGAAGATGATGATGATTTCTGGTATTATCATAATGTAATTCTACCAAGCGGAGAACAACATATGTTAGATACTTGCAGAAATATCAATGATAAGGATATTGCGGCGTTTATATCATTCTATGAAGTCCATGATAGATTTCCAACACGCAAGGATCACCCAACGAACAAGGTCGGGGGACTGAATGCCAAGAGAATTCTTGAGATTAAATAATACCATGTCCCAATGTAGATACTGTCAGTCCTCATCATATGGTCTAGGATGTCCCGCTTCCCCTTATGGAAAGCATGAACACTTTGATGATGAAAGGAAATGTGAATTTTGTGGACAGACAGGCTATGGTGCAGGATGCACACTTAGTCCCGTGAAGAAGCACAAGCATGGTAGTGGCAAGAACAAGTGTAGGTGGTGTGGAAATACGGCATCCGGTCATGGTTGCATTCATTCCCCAAGTGGATATCACGAAAAATAATATGAAAGAAATTAAATTTGATAATGATTTTAAGTTGGGTAAAGCAACACATAGGAATCTAGGAGTTGTTGAAATAACCGAAGCATGTCTATTTATGCAGGATTGTAATCCCGATGCTTCAACTCTTTATGTTGAACACGATGGCGATATTAAAGAAGTATCTCACAATATGATGATTCCTCAATCAAAATAATATGAAAGCATTGACAAAAGAACAATTGGAAGAACTTGGTTTCACGGTTAAGGAAAGACAACTTAAAAAAGGATTGAAAATTGATATCTATTGGGATGGTTGTTATTCTGATTATATCGGGCATTACGAAGAGTATCCATCGTTTAGGGATATCATTGGAAACGTAGTGAGAGAGGTTGGAAACGAAACGGACAGGCTATGGAAGAACCGTTTGATGGAGAGGTTGTTTGGTGATGCGAACGACACTATCTATTACGATATGTGAATTAAAAAATAGCACACACTGTTCTCATGCCGAATAAAACATTTACAATCAAACAAGTTCGAGAATATGTTGAAGGGTGGTTGGGAGTAGAGGATGATATGCAAGCCCTGAACATGAATCAGATCAAGGCAATGCTGAACAATTCTCTGGTATGCGTGGACGATCCAAGCGATGGGATTGAGGATTATGTGGCGCGAAGTTTGGATAAAAACTAAATTATAATCAACCCATGGAAGATTTCGTAGATAAATTTGAGGAGTGGACAGATGAAGAACTCACCAAAAGATGGAACTATCTGGAAACCTGCAAGCTTTCCCATTATGTGGAACAAACGATGGATGCTATTGAGGCAAGTCTTAGCTATCGGAGAGTGGAAGCTTGGGATGCGGATGGTAAGATTACCCAAAGGGGTTAAAAACTAGACGATACTTGAGCCATGAAGAGAACAACAATCAACAGAATCCAAAGGAAGCGAGAGCATCGCTATGAAATTCTTAGACGGGTATTTTCAAATTTTTATGGTTTGAAGGACATGACACTCCCCAAAGCTATTGAAATCCTGAAACCACACAGGGGAGAGATTGCTGCTGAACTTCGCTATCTGAATTGGTATGATCAAATGAGGGGGTGGATGCCTTTAGATAATAGAAAGGGAGTGGATACCTATGGATATGAATCGGAAGAATCAATCCTTATCAATCTTCAATATATTTCTGATCGTTTCCCCGCACAATTCCGCCTTCAATGGGTGCTGGATTTGCTGGATAAAAACTAGAACACAATAACGCCATGACCAAACAATACTACATGTTCATTCCTCTGGACATTGACAAGGAAAAGAACACCCGATTCGTTGTGGAGACGGATGGGATTCCTACTGGTAATCTATTCTCTGGTAGGGTCATCGCAAGGAACAAGAAAGCTTACTGGTATTTGGGAAGAGAATCGGATCAATGGGCAAATCCCATTGCGGATATGAAGAACGGCAGCAAGCCATCTTTCCTTCCCATCAATCTGGATGAGGCGATTGCGAAATTTGATGAGCATTGCATCGAAGGATAAAATTATGAGAAACGTTAATATACCTAAAGCCAGAGTCTATATTCGCGCCGATGCATTCGGTGGTAATGAGACTGATTTTGAACCTGCGTGGTTACTCAGTGTCAGAGCAATGCGGAATCGTCCGTTCTGCTTTCAAGTTTGGGTAGATCGATTTGCTGCTTGTTTCGACAAGATTCCCCCTCAATGTGTCTATCACTATGAGCCGAATGGTGAACAAGTTAATCTTCCGCTTCATAAAGTGCAAATGTGGGAGTGTTTAACGGGTAGTATCGAGGTTTGGCAGAAAAGTCAGCTTGCAGATGTCCCTATGTTGGTGAATATGGGGAAAGGTTGCGCCCCCATGACTGGACATTACTGGTTCACCATTGATTTCCTTCCAGAAGGACAAGCTGCTGGGATGATTGACATTGGCGATGTGGAACTTCTTGAAGAACACAAGGAGGGGAATGTTGTGAAGTTGTCAAATGGACAAATTGCAATCTATCCAAACAACCGTTTGAAATGGTTGCCAATCAGTCTTACTCCGAAAGGTGCAGTGGAGCGCATACCTGATTGGAATGTCGCTACAAACGAACAATGGGATGACTGGTGGCAAGACTCAACAGAAATCCTTGGGGATGCTAAATGGGCTTACTAACATGCTCTTTAAAAACTAGACTACACTGACAACATGAAGACAAGACCAAGAGCGATGAGAAGCTTTCCACCCGTTCTCTGAATCAGATGACGGAAATCGTCTCTCTGGCATGGAATGGTGCAGGTAATCGCGGCGGGAACATGTTCTACCTTGCCCAAGGTGCGACGGAATTCTGGACTAGGGGCAATGGCACTGGTGGATCGAACAAAGACCTTGGACGTAAGGCATACTCCGCTGAATTCGGCTTGGGTATGGAGAACAAGAGAAGCTTTGTATCTGCTCTTGTCAATCCCGTGGAGCGTGAGAAGCTTATCAAGCGGGGTGATCTGGTTCTTACTGCTGGATGATAGATTTGGGGTGTGCGACTAATGGTATGTCGGCATGTGGTCGCAACAGACATGATATCCACTGTCTGCCAGACGAGTCAGCGATGGAGGTTCAAGTCCTCCCGCCCCAACCTTTTAAAAACTAGATTAAGATTTGGTCGTAACGAGAAAGAAACATATGAAAAAAGTAATCGAAGGAAAAGTCTATAACACGGAAACCGCAACTGAAATTGATTATTATTCCAATAATTATTATTCAACGGATTTCAATCATTACACTGAATCGCTTTACAAAACCAAGAAGGGGAATTACTTTCTATATGGTTCTGGTAATGCCATGAGCAAATATTCATGTCCAGTTGGAAACAACGGGCGGGGAGGTTCTTCTGATATCATCGCCCTAAGCGAATCAGAAGCCATGGAATGGATGGAAAAGTATGGGGATGCTGATATCACGGAGAAAGAATTTTCCCATGCTCTGGTAGAGGCTTGAGTGTCAAAAACAGCTTCCGATTAATCCCGCTCGGACGGGAAAAATGCTGAGACGGAAGGAACGGGAATAGCATTACGCCCGACCACTTTTAAAAACTAGATTAAGATTTGGATATGAAAAATATCTCTAAAAAGATACTAGCAGTGATTGAAATTGCGGAGCAAAACAATTATAGGGTATCCCATTGTCACGATTGTATTTTCATTACCAAAGGTAAGACGAATCGTTCAAGGGGAATTCAGGTTTGGGAGGATATGACAGCTACTAGATGTGATGTTGATATATCATACGCAAATAAACTGAAAACAAAAAAAGACATGTTGAAAGCTTTGGGGTTGGAGGAATAAAAACTAGATTAATATTTGAACATGCAGACGCAACAACAAATGTTCTACCAATCCCAACGGAAAATCGCTGAACGATACCATGCCATTGATTGGATTGCAAAGCAGGACAACAAGCCGACATTGGAAGAATTGGAAATCCTACGGAAAAAGAATCCCGCATGGAACTCGTATCCTGAAGCATTCGCTTTTAAAAACTAAACCACAATCAAACCATGACAACAATCACCACACAACTCTACTCCTACAAGGAGTTATCTCCCGAAGCGCAAGCACGGGTAATCACCAACAAGATCAGGGATGCGGAGAACGATGAATGTCTTTTGGAATTCACTTCCCAAGAGATGCTGGATTCCCTGAAAGCAGTCTGTGAAGCTTGCAATCTGCGATTGGTTGACTATTCCTTTGGTAGCTATTGCCAAAATTGGAAGGTGAAAGTTGCTAATTATTACGTTAAAGACTTGGAAGGCAATCGCGCTCTGGCATGGTTTCTGCGGGTTCTGATCGACAATGGCTATGCGCGTCCCAAACATTTCAAGGACATGGAATTCCCCGGTGTGTGCGGATTCACGGGTGTATGCTTTGACGAGGACATCGTGGAATGCGTATGGAAGGAACTGCTTGATGGGAGAACTGTTCGCAAGGCATTTGATCAAGTCGCCAAGATGTTCTGCGATACTCTGGAGAACGAATACGCATATCTCACAAGTGAGGAATGTATCATGGATTATCTGGATGAAGATGCGGATATCTACACCGAAGAAGGGGAGGAATTTTAATTATGATAACTGGAATTATTTTCATTACAATGTGTTGGCTGATGATATCAGGAAACTTTCTATGGGGTGTTGCTTTATTGATAGCATATCTATGGGTTCCGAATCTGGATTAAAAACTAAACGATACTTATACTATGACAAAACAATACCACGCGATTCCGGTTCTAATGTATGTTCCGGTTGATATCTATCCTGATGTGGCGGATGCTCACAACAATATCTCCGATTTGATGAATGCTGAAAATCGGGAATTCTATACATTTTTTGCGGAGGACTTTAAGGATGGAATTGTGGAGATTGATCATAATGTCGATCAATTCTCTGCCATGATCACAGTGGATTGCGAAAAATCACACATTGATATTATTTAAAAAATAAAACATAATACGCACATGAACAAAGACATCGCAGAAATGATTATTGATTACGGAAACGACCTATCCCTTTACGAAGATTACAGTGGACGGGGAATGTATGGGAAGACAACAACCGCCATTACGTGCGATAGTAAGGACGATCTCATGGGAGCAATCGGGGAATGTTTCTTTGAAATGGTTCTTGATGCCAAGGACATGGGAGAGGACTATGATACTACGGGTGTAAAGGAATTGAAAAACGTTCTCAGAAATCTCCAACAAGATAGTCTTGGGCTGGGATACATTTTTTATTAAAAACTAGACTACACTACAAACATGAACATCACTACAAACATTCAGTCATTGACTGCCAACGAAATCCTTTCCAACTTTTTCAAAGGAAAGGGTCAATTCATGCGAGCGGCATGGAAAAGCAATCCAAAACCAGCAGCCTCATTCAAGGATGTTGTTCTGGAAAAACGCACCACTTCAATTATTCGTTCTGGTCTTGATTTCGCCAATCTTTCCAGTGTCAAGGCTGGGATCGAATCCGGCGAACGTGGGGAAGTTCAATCCCTTCCTTTCGGGGAGTGGGCCTACTTTCCCTACCTAATCAAATATGAAAAGGAAGGCAATACCAATTATTATCTTCGCATGTATCCAACTGATTCGATTCCTGTTGTGCGATATTTTGCCAATGGTAATGAGATATCAAAAGATATCTTTGCCACATATCTCACTCCATCGGAAGCCAAGAAACTGACGGGGGAAAAGGAAAAGCCTGAATGCTTCACGATCAAGATGGAAAACGTTCTCTCCACTGAAGAAGTGATTGATTGATATGTTTCCATAGCCAAGCATAGCGGAAGCTCCCGCCCGATCCTGATATACGGTAATCAGGAACCTTTAATATTATGAAAGACTATGATCTATATACTGTGGAATGGGAATACGAAGATATGCTTCCCAAGGACTTATCCGATCTGGAATATGATCTGATGTTTGATAAGAGTGAAGTTAGGGATGGTGTTCGCATGTTCCCATATATCACAATCTACTCCAATGAGGATGGATCAAGCAAGCGAGTCTATCTCTGCGTATAAAAACTAGCAGATAATCCCACCATGACCGATACCAAGAACCGAATTCACCAGACAATCCAACAATTTGCGGAAGTTGCCCGAATTAAGGGTTACGAATTCCCCAAGTGTGTGATTGATTTTTCTCTCAAGGGTGCTACCGCTGGACAGGCTTTCCGTAGAAGCCACAAGATGCGATTCAATCTCGCTCTTGCTGAAAGGCACATGGACGAATTCTTGTCCAGCACGGTCCCCCATGAAATGGCACACATCCTACAGTTCAAGCATTATCCCCATTCCAAGCCACATGGGAGGGAATGGGGTCACTTTTGCCGTGTGCTTACGGGGGAAACCATGCCACGATGCCATAGCTACGATGTTACAGGCATTGAGAGGACACGCAAGGTCAAGAAATATCTCTTCGCTTGTGGATGCCGTCAACATACTGTATCCAAAACGATTGTGAATCGGATCATGGAGGGTAAAACATACACTTGCATGTGCTGTAAGGGTGAGATTAAAGCGGTATAAAAACTAGAGCATACTCCTATCATGAAGATCGTTAAACACACTCTGGAACATCTGCACAAGGGAACGGACATGCTTGATCTTCCCGAATATTTCCGGGGAACGGAAAAGCAATGCAAGGGGATGATGATACGCTTTGAATGGTGTAAGGATCAAAGTCTGTTCGGGGGATACTGGAGGGATGAGGATGGGGAATGCTACTATCTCCTCCCATAAAAACTAAACAATAATTACGACATGGACATTGAAAACATCAAGCCCTATGAGGACATGACTGACGATGATCGTTGGCAAGCCATTGGTTCCGCCCGATACATTCTGGAAGATGTGAGCATGGAAAAGATGGCGGAAGTTTCAGGATTGCCCATGGGGGTGATTGTGGCGGCATACAGGAACATCTTTCGCAATGTCAATGATGTGGATGAACCGCGCCCGACAAATCCGACAAGACCAAGACGCATTAAAAACTAGAACACAATTACGACATGACCAAGAACCAAGAGACAATCGCCAAGGCATTCCGATTCAATACAGGCAAGTCCATGTTGGATAGTGGAGACTACTACGGAAGGCATTATGAAAAGCCTCCAATCTCCGAAGAGCAACCGATGGTGAGGATCGATGTATATGGTAACGATGTTACCGCAACCATTGAAACCGCTCTTTTCCTTGCTGAAACTTGTGAAGTGGATTTCGATATCCAAGAGCAATTTGAAGCATGGGCGGCATTGGAAGAGAATTCCGATTTATCATGGTTTGAAGCAGGGAAAACCTTTGCAACCGAAGTGTTGGGATTAACACAACTTGCAAGGGACAATACATATAATAATGAGAATGACTTATCTCAGGACTATGTATGGGAAGTATATTCCCATTTTGATAATGTGAAGCGGGATTGGATTTACGATGACGAAGCTATCATGGTATGCTATGCCCATACGGGATGTGATGTGCGGGGAGGTTATGCCTATCCTTTGTTCATGCGATGCCAAGGTGATTATAGCATTCCCATGGATATTGTGGCGGAATGGCGTATCTCCGAAGGGACAAGGGATGGGGAGGAAATTGAGCGAGAGGAATGCCAAGAATTGGATGAACAATGGCAAATCGGATATTCATCTTGCCCATCCTATCAATTTTCCAAGGATATTGAGAAAGTCATTGAGGATTCGGCAACCATTAACAGCGTGGAAGTTAAGTTGAAAAGTGGAGAGATTGTCAAGGTCTGGGCAAGCGCAAGGACTGATCGGTGATCTTAAAAACTAAACGATAATAAAGCCATGACTGATTACATTGAACACAACGGCAAAGGTATCACTATTCTATTCCCCTCTGGAATGTTTGAGTATTATTCCGATACGCAAGAACGTTTTCTCAAGTTTGATGACATGGAAGAGTGTAAGGAATCCATCGACAATGAGCAGGAATTTCTATTTAAAAACTAAACCAATATCGACCAAGGTGAGGCACAGCCTCCCGCCGAAAATCTATGAATACACCTGAGACTCAACGGGAGGCTGTTGTCCTCCACCGCCTTGTTAGCGATTTGAAATCTCGCTGCAACCGACACGCGAATGGAGAGTGTATGTCGCTCGTCTGCCTCTATAACGGCGGATACGAGCACGGCACAAAACCAGACTACAATTTGGCAACATGCGAAGTCCACGAGCAGGTGGTAGCTCTCGAATCTCTTATCGCTAACAAGCCATGACTACGAGAGAAAAGTTATCCCAAGCAATCAAAAATGAAAATCGCCTGATACGTGGGAATTTCCGTAGGTGGAAATACTGGAATCGTCGGGTTGATAAGTTGGCATGGAAATGGAATCACAAGGTGGGAGAATCTTGGAATAAGATTATTGCTTTTAAAAACTAAACCATAATACAACCATGGGATGCGACACTAAAGGATATGTAGTTACCGACAACATTGATGTTCGGGAGATTGGTAAGAGGGTGCTTGATGTAATCAGAACTATTCAAGGAGAAGCTACAAATACATTTGTAAGCAATTCCAATGTATTTGTAAAGCCTGAATATGATCCTCACTGGAATTTCTATATCTTCCGTTTCAAGGATGGGGTTGACGAACGGCAAATGTTTGTCCATATGGACACGGAAGATTTTGAGGAATGCCACGGGGAACTTGGCAAGCGGGGAATCATTTTCTCTCTTGGAATGTGGGGGAATAGCGTGGAACTGATCCAGAAATTTCTGGATGTTTTTCAGGATGTGGGAGCTTGCTACGTTCAAGAGAACGATTGTGGGGATGCTCCGGTGGCGCATAAAAAATAGAACACAATTACGACATGACAGAGGAAAAACAAATTGAAAAATGGTTCGCCATTAATATGCAAGACTTTTCCAATTGGACGGAAGCAGCACAATGTTGTGCAGATGCGCTGGGACATGAGGAATGGTTGGATGATTCCGATCACGTTCTATGGGATATTGCAATTGATTTCTCACACGATGTATGATATGCAAAAAGAAATTATATATATCAAATACGACCATGCGTTTGAAGAAGACATGGAACCATATCGGCAAGAATTGATTGAACGATTCCTCAATTATAATTGGGGTGCGGGATTCTCCACTGACAATTTTCGTTGTGATGATAGATATTTCTATTGTGATATGATATCGGAATATTATGTTCCCGATGATTATGGGACATACCAGCAAACGCAATCATATATCCAAGGTGTTATGACGGGATATCTGATGGCGCGGGGAATTGAAGTCCTTTAAAAACTAGCACACAATCCTATCATGAAAAGGAAATTGAATAGGTATGGACAATATTCATCCGCACAACACGAAAGGATTTGTGTTCTGGAAAGTAAAATCAAATCCATGATAAGAGCGTGGGAGTCTAAAAACGATAGTGGTTTGTGCGCTTTAATGATCTCTGCAAAAAGCGACATGGAATTTAGGTTGTCCAACAATCCTCTCAGTCCCGTTTATCACGAAAATTATTCTCTCTGGTATGATAATTTTTACGTGTCTCCTCCCTTTGAACATGAAGAGAGATAGAATCTTAAAAACTAAACCATAATACACATATGAACATATTCAAAAGAGAAACACTATCGGAAAAGATTGATCGATTGGAAATCAAACTTGCGGGGATGTTGTCAATGGATGAAACCTCTCAGGTTTTAATTAAAAGTAAAGTTCCCATGTATATCGTGGATAACTTTATTAAAAATCGGGTAAAGATCGCAGAGATTCGAAAGGAACTGGAAATCTTAAAAACTAAATTAATATTGCGACCATGAACAAGATACCGAGGGAAGAGATTGAAAAGCTTGCCAATCGCGCAAGGGTGAACGAAACCGCTGTGTGGAACTTTCTGGGAACCGCGCACTATAGCGGAAACATTCCCAATGCCCTGATGAATCTGGACATGGATGCCCGTTTGTATGGGTGGAACAAGGAAACCACGCAAGCGATTCGGGATGGACTGCTGAATAAAAACTAAACCATAATTACGCCATGACAATTGAAACCGTAGGTATTGAAGAGATTGATGGGGAGAAATACCATATCGGAACTCCCATGGAACACCTGACAATCAAGGAAGCCAAAGCATGGGTCAAGGAACATATAATTGACTGTGATTATTGGGACAGCTTCGCGGAAAAGAAAGGTTTCCACAAGGAAGTGAAATATATTTATATTTTCAAAAACGGGGAAATCCATTCGGAATACGAAACCAACTTCGCTTAAAAACTAAACGATAATAAAGCCATGAGAAACGAAACCATTACCAAGACATTTGGAAAATATACCGTCACCTTGGAACTCTTTGAGGAGGGAGGGGATCAACGATCATATTGTGACATTGAGAGCAATACGGGGGGAGCATCTTCCCTTGGTCTTGCTCTGGACATGGGATTCCTTGAGAAAGATAATGGGGGGGAAGAGAAGATTTCCAATAAGGTTCTTTCTCAGATTGAGGATTGGGCATTGGAGAACGGATATTAAAAACTAAACGATACTGAACCCATGGACGATGAATTTTTGAACAATGCTGAAAAATTAGCCTTCTGGCTACGAGAAGCGATTTTAAATAATACACTCGCACTCGATTTCAAATGGGCGGCGGAAGATTTTCTAAATTCTTTGGAAAAAATAAAAACTAAACGATAATAAAGCCATGTCCTACTACTAAGACAAACTCAACAAGCTAACGGAAGATGAGCGGGATGCCCTGCTGGATTTCATCCAAAACCTAAAGGATGGTGATATTATGTTCATTGCCAGTGAAATGCAAATGGATCATGCCGACAAGCGGAAACTTTGCCGAGCATTGGAGAACTTTCAAGACGCATAAAAACTAGAACACAATAACACCATGACCAAGCAAGAACACATCGCATACCACGAAGATAAGATCAACCGTCTCTACGAAGAGCGCGACAAGCTTCAGGCAAATCTTCACGAAACAACCTCTGACAATCGCAAGATTTTCATGGAAGATTTGTTTTTCTACACTAAGAAATTCTCCGAGATTGACAGGGATTTGCGGGTATCCATTGAAATCCGTATGACTCTCCTGAATCTGGAAGCATAAAAACTAGCCTACACTGATACCACAATGACAACGACACTTAAAAGCAACTGGATGGGAAGCAAGAACTCAGCACCAACGATCTTCCGAGCAGCATCAAGGGGCAACGTGTTCACACGTTCGGAGAAGCTGAAAATGATCTTCGCGGAAAAGGATCGCGCCCATCGCAAGGCGGAACGGGTTGAATTGCTCTTTCAGGAGCGCAACAAGGCGGCGGAAGAGAAAGCCAAGCGGGAAAGGTTCTTTGCCGCGACAAACGCCCTACAGGAGCATCCTGACGCAAAGGTGAGGCATTCCAAGAGTGGATCGTATATCCAACCGCGAGTCAATGGCGCATTCCAAGCCAAGATCGCCCTATAAATTCTCGTCGGATAGTCCCCTTCCTCCCGCTGGTGAGTAGGGTTTGCAAGGGAAGGGGACGACTTTTAAAAACTAGACCATAATCAGCACATGAACATGTATTATATCCATTGGCAAGCCCCGCCCGCAAAAGGTATGAAAAATCCTCTTTCAAATCTTTACAAATTCACGATTGTTCGTTTGTCTGATTCTAATGAACGTTTCACGAATCGCAAGCCAAGGAAAGATTTGAACCGGATTGATTTCATGGTTTGGGATAATGAGGAAAATCAAGAGGTTAAAAACTAGACCACAATACGGACATGAAAGCAACAATTGATCCCAAGGAAGTGACAGTGAGACATAGCATCCGGGAAGATGTGGGGAGGGAATTCCTGACAGTGGATTGTCCCGAAGGATGGGATGATGTGAAGAAGCTTGTGAAAAAGGTTCTCACGTTTGAGGGGAGGAAATTCGCTTACACGGGATGGAATAGCGATAGGAACGAAGCTTTCTTCGCTCGCCCTTTGAATGGGGTGGAGATGGTTGCCAAAATCTCTTAAAAACTAAACGATAATTAAGCCATGAACGAAATTCAAAAACGATTGGAATACCTTCGCGGGGAGATTGAAGCGGAACGTATCAGTTATGAGGAAATCGCGGAACTGGAATCCCTGAAAGAGCATATCAATTCAGGGGATGTCCAACTTCTGGAATGGGCGGGAGTATCAGAATTTAAAAACTAAACCATAATCAGCCCATGACACACCGCATTGAACTCAAAGAGGACAAAAATGGGTATTTCACTGTGAGAATGAACGGTAGGGATTCCGCCTATGGTCTGACGAAAGAGCAAGCCGATTGGTTCATAAAAGGATTGTCGATTGCTTTTGCTGAAACGGGTGCTGGGGTGGACAAGAATGATGATTTCTACCGAATCATGTCTTATTAAAAACTAGAGGATACTTCAAACATGAAACACAAAGCAGGTCTGTATCGGTTTGAGAGAAGCGCGGATTTGTTCGCTGCAATCAAGGGATGCCAAGGGGATACTCTGGAAATCCGTTTGACGGAAAAGGAAGCACGAACAATCTTCAAGGATGAGCTATTCCAAAGGTTGGGATTTGTGGGGTGGACATATTTGGGCGAGTGAAAACTAGAGGATACTTCAAACATGAACAAAATTTATATCGGCACAAGCGCAAAGTATAAATACACTTGCCAATATCCAACCAAAGAGCAGGTTGAAAATGAAATGGATTTTTGCGATGATCTGGTGATTGAGGAAACCACGGAATCTGAGCTTCTATTGAAAAGCATTCCCGAAGAATTTGTTTCAGTTTTGTCCTATATGGCATATGAAAGGGGACATTCAGCGGGGGAGAGTGAAGTTGCATTGTATTTGAGAGATTTGATTTACGATTTGAAACCCGCAATTGACAAATACACCGCCCGACTACTTAAAAACTAGATTAAGATTTGATCATGCACCAATACGAGAGCATTAAACAGCAATTGGCAACGATGATTCAGGACATTGCCAATAAAGAAAAAGGAAATATCTCTCTTGAATCCAAGATTCATATGAAGAAAGTGAAAAAGGAACTTGGGGAGATGCGTAGGCAATTGATTCTTCTACACTTTGAAATTGAAGACATTTATAACATTTGCGAGATTTGAAAAAGTCCTATAAAATTAAATAAAAATTGTCCGGTAGCTCAAAGCGGTGAGAGCGCTTGCCTTATAAGTGAGAGGTTGCGGGATCGACACCCGCCCGGACTACCACTTTTAAAAACTAGAATAAAATAAAAGCACGATGAAAACAATTGACACAAGAGACTTGAAAGAGCGCAAGGAAGAACTGGAAGCCCTGCGGGATGTCGTTACGGATGCCCAATCGGAATTGGATCAACACCGCGATTTGAAACCCTCCGAAGAGGATGAGGAAGAAATCAGGGAATGGGAGGATGAATTGGATGAATTGGAGGAAACCTTGCAAAATGCCATTGATAATTTCTCCGATGACGAGAAAGGGGAACTGGAGGAATTGGAGGAACTGGAAAGCGAAATTTCCGATTTTAGCCGTGGGGAAACGATGATTCCCGTCGATGATTTTGAGGACTATGCAAGGGAACTGGCGGAAGATTTGGGAGTAACTGAAAGAAATGCGTCATGGCCTTACAATCATATTGATTGGGAAGCTGCGGCGGAAGCCTTGGCACAAGATTACACAATCGTTTCCTATCAAGGGGATGACTATTATGTGAGAGCTTAAAAACTAAACCATAATAAGGACATGACGAAACACAAGCTACCAACGATCAAGGAAATTACAAAGCTTCTCATACATTGCAAGAAATACATTGATGAGGATTCCCGTGCATTTGAGGATGGGGATACGCCATCCATGCAAATCACAATTGGGATCAATACGGAAAATGGGGAATGGGGATATCAAACGGGGGATAATAGCTATACGGGGGGAGCTTATCTTTATCCAACGTGGGGAGTGGGATATCTCTTTCGGAATTCCAATTGTCGAGAGGTTGCCAAGGAAATTCTGGCAGATGCCGAAAGCTGCCTTTAAAAACTAAACAATAATAAAGCCATGCCTTACTTACTACTGATTGAATGGGGAAATTGTGATAAGACTTACCAATCTTTTCAATTTCTGAAAGATGCCAAACACGCTTTTGACTCATATGAACATGATGAAAATGTGGAATATCTGCAATTGGTAACTATTGGGGAGGAGGTGGAAAGTTTCTATAATCCCGATTGTTGCCCTGAATCAGACTTTTAAAAACTAAACCATAATAACGACATGATTCAACTCAAATGTATTGCCATCGATGGTGAAATGGTTACGGAAGGAAGGAATTTCAAAAGCATTGATGCAGCTTGGGATCGCTCAAGTGACATGGGGAGCCGATGGTTCTTTTATCCTATCCATGTTGTGACAGGCAAGCGCAAAATCCTCGCTGTTCCTGATGGTATGGGAGAGCATTGGAAGGGGAGGAACATTGAAACGCTCCAAAGTGCGATTAACGAATTATCTGAGGAAATTTGCGATTGGGTGAATGGGGAATGCCCATGCCCTCTTTAAAAACTAGCGTAATATAGAGCCATGAAGACACTCCGATACCACGATCAAAAGCCCGTTCGCAAAGGCGACAAATTCAACGCCCCTCGCTGGGGAACTTGTATTGTGACAGGGTTTGACAGGCTCAACGAATGCGCCTCCGCTAAAAACGTATGCACTGATGAGGAATTTGACTTTCTGGGACAGGCGACATTCGGGGAATCTGATCTGGAGAAAAGAAAAGCTTAAAAACTAAACCACAATTACCCCATGAACAAATACAGGATCACTTACAAGGATTGTGGGGAAATCATCACGGAATATCGCAAGGGGGGGGATGTTTTTGAAATCCAAGATTGGTTCTGGAATAGCATCATATCATGGCAAGGGGATACCTATGGGATTGAACTGGTGCAAATCACACGGGTTAAAAACTAGATTAAGATTTAGCCATGACCTACAAAGCGATATCAAATCCCTTATGGAAGCTCAAGGATGAATATGCCCATCTGCTATTACCCAAACACGTTTCCTTTCATGGCGCAATGCCCTCCCCCAAGGAAGCTTATGAAGTGATTCACAAGCCTTCCATGGAAATCAATGATCGCGGAAGAATCACCTATTCCAATTACTTCTATGGGAAGATCATCCAAACGATGGAGGAAGCCCAAGCAATGGCGGAAAAACTGAACAATAAAAACTAGAATACAATAACACCATGAACACGACTGAATTTTGTAACAAATACTCCCCGAATGAGATGTGTGAGGAAGGGCGAGAATTTGCTCTAAGCCACGAAACCATGTCCCAAGTTTGGGATGCTTGTGAGGAACCAGAATGGCTTTTTTGGATGCTTGAAAAATGCAAACCTCTTGAAAAGGAACAATCAGTGAGATTGTCCATAGCATTTGCGGAAAAATGTCTTGTCAATATACCTAAAGGGGAAAATCGCCCAAAACTTGCAATTGAAGCTGCAAGGGCATGGATTGAAAACCCTTGCGAAGAAACACGGTCAGCAGCGTCAGCAGCAGCGTCAGCAGCAGCGTCAGCAGCAGCGTCAGCAGCATGGTCAGCAGCATGGTCAGCAGAGTCAGCAGCGTCAGCAGCAGCGTCAGCAGCATGGTCAGCAGCATGGTCAGCAGAGTCAGCAGCGTCAGCAGCAGCGTCAGCAGCATGGTCAGCAGAGTCAGCAGCATGGTCAACAGCACGGTCAGCAGCGTCAGCAGCAAGGTTAGAACACTGTGAGATGATACGGGAAATGATTCCCAATCCATTCCTTTAAAAACTAGATTAAGATTTGGACATGACCGAAACACAAGCAAAACAAGCTTTGGATGCATGGACAATCAAAACGTATCTGGATTGGGTTAATAATTATCTGACAATTGAAAAGATGGCAGGGGATTACAATCTTTCCCCAAGCGGAATGAAAGCGATCATTGAAAAAGGCAAGGAACTTTACGAAGGTTAAAAACTAGAGGATAATAAAGCCATGAAGATCAAACGGGAGGATTACCAAAAGCTGGAAACCATTATCAATACGGAAGCGGAAAGATGCGGGGGAATAGAACATATCAAATCCCTTTATGAACAAGGACAATTTCCCCGTGCCGATAGGGTGAAAGACCTGCAAAAGAGATTCGTGTGGGATATCCTATTTTCCACAAAGCAATACAATTTTATCAATGAGCTTTATGAGTATATGAACGATTCCCATATTGAAACCGCCCTGCGGAAGATTTGCCCCAAGGTGGAGAGGAAGTATTAAAAACTAAAGCAGAATAGCACCATGACATTAAATCAATTAAGAAAAGAATTAAAGAAAATCGGATTCAAATTGAAAACTGAAACCCTATCTTGGGGAAGACACGCAAGCATCATCCATGAGGAAAGCGGTTTGCGTGTTTCCAAAGGGGGAGTGTATTCAAAAGAACAAGCAGAATCATTCCAAGTATTTCATGAATTCAAAGAAAAACACCTTCAAGACTTCAAGGATATTAAGGAATCCGAAGGACTTGTGGGATTGGTTTAAAAACTAAACGATAATAAGAACATGCAAGACACAATCAACGGAATCACAATCAAGACAACCCTTTCCAATACCAAGCAACCAACGTGGTCAATGGGAATACATAACCATTACAAGGTGAGGGTTTCCAAGGGAAGAAACAGCGTATCCTTCGATTACTTCGCTAGTATTTACAATACACAAAACAATAAGGAACCCGATGGGAAAGATATCCTTTTCTGCTTTGCATCCGATGTAAGCAATGGGCGGGAGGAATTCGATGATTCCATGATGACTCCCCAGCAATACAGGGAATGCAAACGCATGGCCAATGCTGCGAAAAGGATGGAAATTCCCGAGGAAACACTGGTGGAATGGTGGCAACTTTGAGGAGACTAACTTTCCAAGGCTGGGGTTTATATGGATTGATGGGGATCGGATTTCTCTCTTAAAAACTAAAGCAGAATAGCACTATGACAATCGCCAAACAATTAAAAGTAACAACATTTCCATTCGTCATCAAAGATAAGAATGGCAATACAATCTATTATGAAACCTCCACTGGTTCTTGGAGCAAAAGAGAACGGGATACCAATGGCAATACAATCTATTGGGAAGACTCCACTGGTTATTGGGGTAAAAGTGAATACGATTCAAGGGGCAATGAAATCTATCGGGAAGACTCCACTGGTTATTGGAGTAAAAGTGAATACGATTCAAGGGGCAATGAAATCTATCGGGAAAACTCCTATGGAGTTTTATTTGACAAACGCCCAAAAGTGGTTGAAATGACATTGCAAGAAATTGCTGATAAGATGGGAATCAAGGTAGAACAATTAAGGATTAAAGACTGATAGGGATAGTTATTAGTCAAGACTAAAAAACTTAGTACAGGCTAAGTTTCTTAGCCATGAAAAACAATCTAAGTCCCTGCTAAGAAAGTATGTTAGGACTAAGAAACTTAGCCTTGGCTAAGATTTTGGGATAGGGGAATACGAAAGGATGGAGGCAATTGGTTTTAAAAACTAGCGTAAGATTTTGACATGAAAAGAAAACCAACGGAATAAGACTTTATTTCCTTCGCTTGCAATATCGGATTTCGATATCATGAAAGCGGAATCATGCGAAACAAGGACAATTCAAAAGCGGGAATGTATATGAAAGGCGACTTCATCACCGACGAGCAAAAGCAAAAGCTGATCGACAAATTCGGGGATTGGGTGGGATTTTTCAAGGCACAATCACAATATGCGCCGGAAAGTATCAAGCCGATCATCATGCTGAAATCGCAAAAGGAACACGATAAAAACTAGCGCAGAATAAAGCTATGATAACGACAAAATTTAGAATAATGACGTTAGGACAAGTCTATCACATGGAATGGAACGGTGTGTGGACGAAAGACGTAATTATTTCCGAATTGGATACTGGTGGATATTACCAATATGGATTCAAGGTTGCTATGGGACACTGATAAAAACTAAACCAAAATAGCACCATGAACGAAACAATGACCGAATCCGATATCCAAGACATGATTGACTATCACAACGGGATCGTTAAATAAGTCTCATGCTTTGGTGGTGGAATGGCAGACACTACGGACTTAAAATCCGTTGCCAGTAATGGCGTAAGGGTTCAAGTCCCTTCCGAAGCACCTTTCAATGTTCCACGTGGAACAAAATGCGCTTGTAGCTCAGTGGTTAGAGCATCCGACTCATAATCGGCGGGTCAATGGTTCAAATCCATTCGGGCGCACCACTCTTAAAAACTAACACAAAATCGGAGCGTTCGTTCAACGGATAGGACTGAGGTTTTCTACACCTCCAATGTAGGTTCGATTCCTACACGCTCCACCATTTAAAAACTAGATTAAGATTTAGCCATGTCCAACATCACCATTAACCCGAAAGAAATCAAAGCAGATTACCGTGTTTCCACCGATGGGCGTGGATGGCTTTATATCGAAGTCCCTAACGGATGGGATGATGTAAAGAAAATTAGTAAGAAAGTTCTCACCTACGAGGGGCGAAAGTTCCTTTTCAGTGGATGGAATTCTGATAGAAATGACTGCTTTTTCAAGGAAGAATTGGTAGGAAGCTCCACAGTAGTAGCCCAATTCATTTAAAAACTAGCCTAAGATATTGTCACCATGAACACGCCACAAAACACTGACAGCATGAAAGAAAAAATCGCAGATATCATTCTGCAATATCAAAATGAAATCTCCAATTACTTTGAGATGGAAGTCTCCATGGAATACGATGCGGAACACATGGATGCGTATCTGGAAAACATGAAAGTTGAGATCCTCAACCTATTCAACATCTGAACATAACCGAAGGCGGGTTGTGATACCATTTAAAAACTAGCCTAAGATATTGTCACTATGAACGAAGCACCTATCTGTTACCCATATCTTGTTGGAAAGCTCACCACGACCTTTGAGTTCCTTGCATACAACCTTTACAAACAAGGCATTATCACGGGAGAGCAAACGCAACTTGTCGAGGATTTTGTCCTTGCTGAAATGGCAAGGGTGAATGCGGATGAGCGAAAATATTCAAATGAATTTGAAGCGATAAAAACTAGCGTAAGATAGCCTCACCATGAAAGCAAAGCCACTACATAATTACAAGCTGTTGGGAACTGATATTGTTCTTGATGTTCGCAAGACCTATGGATTCTCCCATGCCACCAATCAACCCGATTGGAAGGAAAAAGGATTGATTTTTATCCATGAGCGAAAGGATGATCCTGTGGGGGTTCTATTGGAGCGCGGGGAATATGTGATCGTTTAAAAACTAGATTAAGATAACACCATGACCAGACAATACACAAACCAACTGCTTGAAATGATCGAAGAGGGTATTCTTGATAAGGATACCGTGATCAGTGCCTTCTGCTCCTACATGTCGGAAGCCGATGTTCAAGACCTTTGCGAGCGCGAAGGATTCATCGAGGAAGAAGAAGAGGACGAGGAAGAAGAGGAAGAAGAGGAATAAAAACTAGACTAAGATTTAACCATGACCAAATTACTTACAAAAGAACACGTTAAAGCAATGGTAAAAGCTCTGGAAAGCGCGGGACTGCCCGTGGAAAAGGACTGGCAAGCCGGGACTGTCCGGGTGATGCACAAGGGCAAGGAAATCTTTGCTGCCATCGAGAAGGACAGAAACCAGCCTTGGATTGTTCGCCATGTGGACAGACTCTTCTCTTAAAAACTAGATTAAGATAGCTGCACCATGAAACAACTCATCCTTGACACCCTCGCTGCGTTCTTCCTGTTCGCGTTCACCCCCATCATCCTGTTCATCCTGATTGGATAAAAACTAGAGTAAGATCGTCTCGTTATGAAAATACAACTAACAAGCACCGCCCCCATCGCAGTTGAAACCTATGTCGATGGCAACATCGTTCTGGGACAATTTGAATATCACCCCGCCGATGAGTTTGGAACTCCTCCCCATTTCATCCTTTTCGATGAGGTATCCACCGATTTCCCTATCCTTTGGGAGCATCAGGAAATAACCTTTAAGGGTGGCTGGTTTTACTTCGAAGACGATATGTTCGGAGAGGTGAAATTCAAGTTTGCCGGATATTAAACCAACCCCGAAAGGGGTTCAATCCCCCTTTTAAAAACTAGCGTAAACTGCTACTACCATGAAACATATATCTGATATAATACCTGAAATCGAAAAGATCGTCCCCGCCCGTGAAGCGAACATCGTTCCCCTTGGCGTAGGATGCTACAATCTCTTTAAGGACGGGGAAAAGGTGAAAGGTAAGCGTTTACTTACATTTAAGCCCTATGTTGATTCCTTCAAGAGCGCGGAAGAGAATCACCGCAACTTGCAAGCGGAAGAGAAGGCGATTCAAGCGGTTTTCCCAAGCTATCGCGCCCCTTCCTTGGCTCAAATCAAAGCCCTTCAAAGCGCAAGAAAAGCCATGACAAAGGAAGTCATGCGGGACGGTGCGATTGCTGAGAGGGGATTGCCAAAGGCGAGCGAAGTCTGGTTGTCCCGCCTTGCTTAAAAACTAGACTAACATCACATTACCATGAACGAACACACACAAGCAGTCGAGAAAGCAATGGCCAAGTATCCAAAGGCCAAACGTATCGCGGTGGAGAACTTCACCTTTGGTCAACAAGGAAAGGGGATGCCTTTCGGAGTCGCCATGAATCTGGAGACGGATGCCCGTTGCTACGGGTGGAAGCCCGACACCGTGAAAGCCATTAAGATGGTTTTGAATGGCCGTTAATCAAACAAACCTAAGGGTTCAATCCCCTTAAAAACTAGCGTAAGATAGCTGCACCATGAAATACAAAACACATACAATCATTAAGTCGGGCATGATCGGGGATGGATTTGACATCTATTCCCCTGACATGCGGAAGATCGGACACACCTTGACAACCACGGAAGCCAAGGCATTCATCGACTCCATCGCATAAAAACTAAACCAAAATAGCCTCACCATGAAACTGATACTCGTCTCCATCACTGTCGGAAACACCCGCCATTCCAAGTTCACCCTTTCCAGCGATGGCAAGGTGGACATTGCCAAGGTCTTTCCATTCACCGCGCACCTTCCCTTTGGGACAACGGTAACGGTTGGATAAAAACTAGCCTAGACTGATCTCGTAACCAACACCAACAACACACACCACCATGACCAACAAACAAATCGTTAAAGCATTCGTATCCGGCGCAACCAAGGGCAAGAATAGCCTGAAGAGCATGTTCATCGAAGGGGACACCCTTTACAGCTATGGCTACCACTTCCCCCTTGCCAAGCGTGTGGAAGGCGGTTTCTGGGTCAATCCTGACCGCTACAGCGTCACAACTTCAAAGCAACAAGGCATGGTTCGGGGCGCAATCGCCCAAGCGGGTTTCTCTTTCGTGGGGTAACATGGTAAAAGTCCCCTCTCCGGGTGGTTCCGGGGAGGGGCAAACCATTTAAAAACTAACATGAAAGAACTCATTTTTATCCTCGCCATTGTCGGCTTGCTTGCCTATGGCTTGTGGCCTTTCGCCCTTCTCCTGTTTTTCCTTTATCTGTGGTTTTAAAAACTAGCCTAGACTGATTGCACCATGAACGATATGTTATTCACCGCCAGCGGACAAGTCCTTGCCTATGCCATCACAAGGGATGAGGCAATTGCCATCTCAAATTTCGCTCGTCGCCCCGTTCGCTGGGGTAACGAATTGATCGGAGCAGAATACGCCTGATAAAAACTAGCCTAGACTGATTGCACCATGAGCAACTACCCATTGGAAGACATCCTCCGCGCCCGTAAAACCTCCATCACGGGAGTCCGTGAAAAGAGTTATGGCAAGACCCATGAAGTCTATGGGGGCGCACCTTGTGACTGGTCAAAGGCACAAGGCGCAACCCATACGCTTTACTGTGGGGAAACCTCTGGCTTGTATGGACGACCCGGAACCGGAACCCGTCCCGCAAAGCTTGGGAAAACCGTTCTCTACGTGGGGAACGATGTCACCGATGAAGATCAAATCATATGGGACAAATGGGAAATCAAAACCCTCTGGGAAAACGCGAATAAAAACTAGCACAAAATAGCCTCACCATGATCACCCGATACAAATCCGAAGAGTTCCCGAACGTGTTCATTCAATCCTATGAGATTGACATGGATGCTGACCTTTCCATTGAGAACGGTATCACCACGTTTGACAATAACGCCAAGGACAATCCTCACCCAAACTACCGTTACCTTGTGCGGGTGGGTGGCGGATACCGCGCCTTTACAAAGAAGTCTCACGCAACCACCTATAACAACGAGGGTTAAAAACTAGCCTAGAATCCTACTACCATGAAAACACAAAAAGACATCCTACTCAAAGACGGTTCCACACTTGCCAAGGGCTTGCCCGTCTCCTTCATCGAGGGCAAGGACAGCCGTTGCCTTGTTCACTCGCCAGCGCATCCCGAACCGCTTCAGGTGCGTATCACAAGCGCATTCAAAGCCCCATCGATGTCCTCCTTGGAACGGTGGGGAATGGATGGAGTTTGCAAGACTCCTACGGGTAAGCGTGTGGAGTCTGACGGTCACGGCCCGGACGGTAGTCCAAGCTGGTTGCTGGTCTTCAGCCTGATCTGATAAGCGAAAGGGGTTCGATCCCCCTTTTAAAAACTAGCCTAAGATAGCCTCACCATGAAAAACAAAATCGCCAAGCTGAATGAGTTGTTCCCCAAGATCAAAGCCGTATCCACCACCGAATGGGATGGGGAGGAAGGCGGCATCTGGTTTCGCCAAGAAGGGAATCTTCACACGGATGGAATGCCCTTCTTCGACTGCTACCACGACGAGCAGGTGCATCCTGAAGTCCAGAAAGCCCTGAAGTCCTTGGGGCTGTATGCGGAGCCATATGACGCGGGAACGTGGATGGCTTACGAAGCATGATCAAAACGGGGGGAGCGCATCCGACACGCTCAACGTCCTAGCGTTTAAAAACTAGGGTAAGATGCCCTTGTGACCAACACCATCAACACCACCATGACCACCACCTATTATTCCCCACGCTACAAAGAAACCTTCACTGTCATCTCCAAGGATGTCCAACCTCATTGGGCTTGTGCAAGGTTCGCCAAGGTTCGAGTTGAG